CACCGGAAGTGGAACCAGCCATGATGTGTCCCTCCTAGGACTTGTGGGCGGCGAGCGCGGCGCGCTGCTGCTTGAGTGCGATTGCGAGTTGGTGCTGACCGGCCGCGGTCGCTGCTGCGATGTCGGCCTCGATGTCCGGGGCGGACTCCTTGCGAGTACCGCCGTCGGCTTCACCCTTGAACCGCGTGCCTTGCGCCGCTAGGTAGGGCTTGTTCTTGAGGAGGTCGTCGATGGCGAGCGCGACGGCATCGCCGTCTACCTCACCGTCCGGGCCGACCTCAAACCCGGACAGGTCGAGGTACAGGAGGGCATCCTTGGGGTCGTTCAGCTTGGACGCGGCCTGCGCCCGAACCTCTGCCTTGAGGATGCGCTGGTTCGCGGCCGACAGCGCCTCGTCCTTGACGGCCTGAGCCGCCAAAGTTGCCGCGTGCTCGGCTTCGCGCCCCTCGACCTGCGCCCGAAGCGCCGCGAACTCATCGGCGAATCGCTTCGTCTCGGCCTTGGCCTCGTTGCGCTCGGCCTTCATGGCGTCGAGGGCCTTCTTGCCTGCGTCACCCAGGGCGGTTGCGCCCTCGGTCACGGCAGCGGACTCCGCGCCCGTCTCGGATGCGGCACCGTCGGCAGTCGACTGGTCGACGGTGGCGTCTGTGGTGGTCTCGGACATGGTTGCTGCTCCCGTTGCGGGTTGTCCCACGGCCTTGCGCCGTCGGGGGGAATGTGTGCGGATGTATATGCGTGGCGCATATACATCCGGTAGGCTGTGGAGCATGCAGAAGGAACCGATGAAGTCCCGAGTGATCCGCATACCGGATGCGCTTTGGGAGCGGGCGAAGGTGCGCGCAACTCAGCGAGACGAGACGGTCAGCGAGGCCGTTCGCAAGTTCCTAGAGAGGTACACGCGATGAGCGTTCAGCGGGTCTCCGCGTTCGTCATCACCTGCGATGTGCGCCGCTGCCAGGTGTCGACGGGTGTGCATCCGACCGAGCACGAGGCGTGGTGCGAGTGGCGCACCGAGTTCGACGGGATGCTGTTCCTCGCCGGCATGTACGACGGGCGCCAGGATCCGCAGGAGTACCGTTGCGGGAAGCATTGGCACATCAGCGACAGCGGCTACCACATGAAGGGGGCCAGCCATGCAAGCGCAAAGGCTGCCTGACGGCGGGCTCCTAGTCCCGCACGGATGGACCGATCCAGAGACCGGCACCCACTTCGACGGAATGGTCACCGTCTACCCCGGCGACCCGCTGTATGAGGCGTGGAGCAAGGGCCTCGATCCGAGCGACGACACTCCTATGCCATAGCCGCCTCAAGCTGCTCGAAGTAGCGGACCAGGTTTCGGGCGGCGGCGAGGCCCTTCGGCCCCAGTTCGGAGCCTTGCCCGAGTGAGGTGACGACCGCCCTCGCCAGTTCGTCGCCAGACAGCACCGCGCGCTGCAGGGTGTAGGAGGCGTAAGACTCGGCGAACGCCTCGGACCACCATCCGTCGGGGTTACCGTCGCGTCGGAAGTAGGCGTGGGGGGTGTAGGTGTCGCTAACTCCCCGCCAGGCTTCCTTGAACTCGTCTGACAGGCTCGCACTGCCGCCACGGCTACGGAGTAGCGCGTCGTCGAGCGCGTGGCTTCCCTCATGCAGGGCCATTGAGCTCGACCCGTGCGCGTGGCTGTTCGTGCACCCGACGACGCGCTCACGCGGTGAGTACGCGCCGGCCGCATCGTCTGTGGTCTTGCCCTTGGCGTAGCCGCGAGCCTGCCCGGCATCCTTGAACGCATCGAGCTTGCTCAGCTTGCCGTCGATCCCCAGGTGGAATCCCGAGCCGTCGACCTCGGCGAAGTGGTCGCGCAGTAGTTGGTGTGCACCCTTCGGCAGAAGCTCTAGCTCGGTGGCGTAGGTGACGGCCTCGGGCGAGGGTGTGTAGAACTTCACTCTGTCGCCGTAGAACTTGAGCGGATTTTCAGGGTCGAAGTCCGGAAGGTTCTGGACGGCACGCAGGCGCTCAAGCTCACGCGCCGCGTCGTCGAGACCTTGCTTGTAGGCCGGCAGCCGCTCGCGCCACATCTCAAGCTCGCGGGTCCACTGCTGATATGGACCCTCTTGCTTGATCGTCTTCAGCACCGAGCGAGACGGCACGCCATACACCTCGCGCAACTCGATCTTGCGATCCGCGATCAGCTTCTCTAGTCGGGCAATCTCGGCCTCACGCTCCGCGACCTCCTTCGCCCAGCGCGCCGCCTTGGTCTCGGCGTCAGCCAGTTCGGACTTGACGACGTGGACGTCGCGGCCCTCGCGCCACTTCGGGTCAAACGTGGGCTTGGGCGCAGCCGTGACGACCGGGGGCTTAGGCGTACTCACCGCGACCCGGCGAGCGGTCGGGGTGATGTATCCGTTCGCCTTCAGCAACCGCAGCGCCTCGGTGCGGTCCTTCGCGGTGGCGAAGATCCCATCCGGGGTCAACCGCACCTTGCCGCGCTTGGCAAGCTCAGTCGTGGACATCTTGCCCAACCCGCCGCCCCGCCTCGCGTTGATCACGCGGGACAGGTCGGAACCCTCGAGTAGCGCCTTGCGCTCGCCCTCGGTCAGGTCAGTGATTTGGTCGAGCCGCGGGCTCACGCCGTCATGGTCGAACGGGTTGGCGAGGGTCGTCGGGACGTGGACGCAATCGCAGCGCGGGTGGCGCTGGAAGCCTTGGTTGTAGCGGAACTCCTTGCCCGCCAGGGCCGCACACGGGCCACACGAGGGCGGGTTGACCATCCTCACCCACCCGACGCCCGGACGGGTCGCAATCGCCACCGACGCAGCGCCACGGCCCGCGTCTGCGACCTGCGTGTGCACCGCCATGTCGAGCCACCGGCCGCCGGCCTCGAGCGAGTTCGTCGCCTTGGCCCGGACCACCGCACCGTCCAGCAAGGAACCCAGCGGGCGACCGTCCGACGCCACACCCGCGAACGCCCGCGGGTTGACCGAACCGAGTGCGCCGATGTCCTCGCCGTACTCGTCGAGCACCGCACCGACATACGCCGCGCCGTTCGTCGCCGCCCCGAGTTGGGCCGACGCTGTCAGTAGGTTGATTCGTGGGGCGACCTTCGCCCATGAGGCGTCGAGGTTGTCGAGGTCCATCGCGGACCATTCGCCGCGAGTGAGCCCTAGCGCCGCAACGATGAGACGCTGCTGCGCCCGGTAGTGGTCAGAGACCGCCTGCGGGAGCACCCGCGCCACCCGTCAGCGCACGAGCCGCACCAAGGATCGGGTCTGAGGACGCCTGCTCCTCGCGGCGCTGGAGTTCCTTGTCGATCTCCTGCTGCGACATGCCGTAGCGGCGCTCGAGGATGCCCGCCGACGACCAACCGATCTCGCGGTCCTTCAGCGCGGCATCGGAGGTCTGCGCGTCGCTGGAGGTCTCCGGGTTCTTCCACCCGATGACGGCAGTACGGCACGCCTCTGCCACCGTGGACTGACCACGGGCGAGGGCGAGCAGGCGAAACAACTCACGCTGCGGCCCACTGAGGTGCTTCTGCCCGTCGCGCACCTTCATGTGCAGCGGCGTGCGGAGCCCGGCCAGCGTCTCGCCGTTGACGTTCGCCAACGCGCCCAGGTAGTTCAGCGGCGTCTTCGTCTGCGCGCCAACGTGCTTGACGAGCGTGTCGATGACGCCCGTGAAGATGTCGAGCTTGGCCGAGTCGTACTGCCCGATGGAGGTGTTCTGACCCGTGAGCCACAGCATCCGGCCGCGGGTCAACTTGTCCGAGTCGACCGCTCGCTCACCGATCTTCTGCCCGTTCTCGTCCAAGATCGGAACCTTCGGAGGCTCCTGACCCATGACGACACGAGCAGGCATCGAGGCGTAGTCAGCGGCGCCGAACAGGTAAGCCCACATGAGGTTGATCGCGTCCTGCGCGGCCACCGTGCCCTCGATGTCCGAGATTGGGCCATGACCCAGGCGCGGACGGTTCGGGAACTCCACCAGCGGCACCACGCCGAGCGGGTTCGGCATCGGGTTCTTCTCGACACCCTCGCGCATCTCCCAGCCGCCCTCGAGCGTGAAGTACGCCGGGAGGATCAGGGTCGACGTCGTCGCCGGCTTGCGCTGGAACTTCCACACCTCATCGTCGAGGTACAGGGTGGCGAACTCCATGTCGTCATCGCGCCACGCCTTAAGCCCAGCCACGCGGCGGCGAGTCTCCGGGTCATAGCCGACGATCGCCTGCGACGCGTGCTCCCACGTCATCACCGGCTCGTCATCCGTGCCCGGCTTGCCCCACACCAGCGCGAATGATCGCTTCGTGACCGCGCCCGACAGGAAGCCCTGAGCCGACAGTGCCGGGCCCTCGAGCCGGTTCCAGTCACGCAGCAACTCGCGCTCGTCGGCGCTCATGTCGTCCGCGTCGTCGCCCAGGCGGATAGACGCGAACTCAGTCAGCTCCGGGGCCGCCGAACCGACGACGCCGCACCAGTTGTCAGACCAGCCGGCGAACCGGTTGGAATGGAACTCGCGGAACTCATCGGACGCATAGCAGAGGGGCTGCTTGCCGTCGAAGTAATGCTCGAACTTCTGGATCTCGGACTGTCGGTTAGACAACTCGGCCCACAGTGTCTCGACCTTCTTGGCGGCCTCTACGGCGGTCAGAGCCACGGGGCCTCCTCTCTCGGTCAGAACACGTAGGCGTAGGACTCGGTCTCGTTGCCCCGCCGGACCCGAACGCACTTCGACGCGATCGCCCGTCCGACCTGGCTGGGTGGACGACGCTGCCGGCCGAGGGTCGCTTGGGTGATCCGCCCGAGTGGCCGCTGTC